CTGCGCCTGACTGAGCACCCAGACTGGAGGGTGCAGGGGCTGGTTGCCGCACGCCTGGGGTTGAAGTCAACCCTTGAGGAGACTCGCACCGAGCGGTTCCTATCCATTGCGAGTCGGGGGCCGCTGCCTGTACCCATCAAATACTACGCTGCGCACACCGGTCGGTTTGGTGGTGACGACAAAATCAATTTGCAGAACCTACCGAGCCGAGGGGACAACGCGGGTAAGTTGAAGAGCGCGATCCTTGCACCTGAGGGATACAGCATCATTGACGCGGACTCCTCGCAGATTGAGGCGCGGGTGCTTGCTTGGCTTGCGGGGCAGGAGGATCTTGTTCAAGCCTTCGCAAACAACGAAGATGTCTACAAAAAGATGGCTTCAGCCATATACAGTAAACCAGAACAGGACATAACTAAACAAGAACGGTTCGTGGGTAAGACCACGATTCTGGGCTGCGGGTACGGCATGGGGGCTATCAAGTTCCAAGCACAGCTAAAGACGTTTGGTACAAAGGTAGAACTTGAGGAGGCACGACGCATCGTTGATGTGTACCGCCGAACCAACCCAGCCATCACGGCGCTGTGGAGGCAAGCACAAGCGATGCTGATTGCCATGTCCAGAACCGAGCCCGCCGCGCTGGGCAAGAAGGGTGTGCTGGGTGTGCTGCCCGCTGAGTCTGCGATCATGCTTCCGAGTGGGCTGAGTATGCGGTACGATGATCTGAAGATACATGAGGGTGAGAAGGGTGCGGAGTTCACCTACAAGACCCGTAAGGGGCGCACCCGTATCTATGGGGGAAAGGTCATCGAGAATGTGTGCCAAGCAATAGCGCGGTGCATCATCGGTGAGCAAATGCTGCGCATCGGGAAACGATACAAAGTTGTCCTCACGGTGCATGATGCGATTGCCTGCATCTGCAAAAACGAGGAAGTAGAAGAGGCGCGGGCCTACGTGGAGGAGTCCATGCGTTGGACTCCGAAGTGGGCTGAAGGACTACCTGTTAACTGCGAAAGTGGATTTGGAAAGAGCTATGGCGACTGCTAACGAGATCGTTGATTACGCAATGCCTTTGATGAACATCGAACGCATGGCAAAAGAAGTTTATGGCGCGTGTTTGGTTGATGACCTGCGCACTGCTGAAGAATTTGCGTTGAAGCTGGGGGTCGAGGTGCGTGTACTGCAAGCCACCCTTGCGATCATGCAGAACAAGGAAACGATGCGATGAGTAGCGGCAATCGGTGGTCGTACAGCAGCCTCAAACTGTTTGAGCAGTGCCCCCGTAAATACTTCCACTTGCGGGTGGTAAAGGATTTCAAGGAGCCTGAATCTGAGGCTATGCTGTACGGCACCCGATTCCATACAGCAGCAGAAGAATACATAAAAGAGGGGAAACCCTTACCGCAATACTTTGCATTTGTAAAAAATGCTTTGGACAACTTGAAGCGGTTGCCCGGAGAGAAGCACTGCGAGTATGAGATGGGGATCACGGAGGATCTGCAGCCGTGTGCGTTTGATGATCCTCGGGTTTGGTTCAGGGGTATTGCCGACTTGCTCGTGATTGACAAAGAGGCGGGTGAAGCGCGGGTGCTGGACTACAAGACGGGTAAGAGCGCCAAGTACGCCGACCCGGATCAGTTGGAGTTGATGTCCCTGTGCGTGTTCAAGCACTTCCCCGAGATCAAGAAGGTGAAGTCTGGCCTGCTGTTTGTGGTGTGCAACGCCTTCGTCAAGAGCAAATGTGAAGCCACTCAGCAAGAAGTTCTTTGGAAGAAGTGGACAGACAAGCACGGCAAACTAAAATTTGCGATGGACCACGATGTTTGGAACCCCAAGCCGTCCGGTCTTTGCAAGAAGCATTGCGTGGTCACCTCTTGCCCACACAACGGAAGGAATTGAAATGCCTTACACCAAGTCACCTCGCCCCTACAAACATGAATACGAGATGCAGAAGTCTCGGGGGGAACACGAAGACCGAATGGAGCGGCAGCGTGCACGCAGGGCGCTAGACAAGAAGGGTGTGGACCGCAAGGGTAAGGATGTATCTCACGTGAAGGCGCTGGCCCGTGGAGGTACGAACTCTGATGGCTACAAGCTGGAAGCCCCCTCAAAGAACCGCAGCCGGAACCTCCATAAGAAGGGCGAAGCCAAGGGCTAACCCTAGTTGACTCCGTGGCAGCGCGTCCCTACACTTGGGGCTCCCGCAGTTGCCACTCCGGGTTTGCATGATGTAAGTGATGTCCCCGTAAGGTGTGGGTGGGGGCCATCGGCCTGGAGCAATCTGGGTATTCAACTACACCAGTCGGCACGGATCGAGCTTTCACCGTTCGGGAACCGACAGGCAGACGGCAGAACAGAGACCCTGTTCTGCCTGTTTTGCCATATCTAAAACAATATCACAACACCACACGAGAGCAATGGAAGTCATCAATAACAAGGCGTTGCTACTACGGTTGAAGGAGCCGCATCGAGTTACTGCGGTGATCCCCAAGAGCAAGGTTGTAGGTCAGAACCAAGTCGTGGTGCATTGGGGTCTGGACGAAGCTCAGGTTCTGAAGAACCTCCGTATCAAAGATGTCCCCTCCCCGATCCTGCGGGACTATGACTGGCCTGGGCTGCACAAGCCGTTCGATCACCAGAAAACATCCGCATCATTTCTGACCCTGCACAAGCGTGCGTTCTGCCTGAGTGAGCAGGGTACGGGTAAGACTGGCAGTGTGATCTGGGCTGCGGACTACCTGATGCGGCAAGGCCGAGTGCGCCGGGTGCTGGTGGTCTGCCCGTTGTCAATCATGGACTCCGCATGGAGGGCCGACCTGTTTAAGTTCGCTATGCACAGGCATGTGGACATCGCCCACGGTAACGCAGAGAAGCGGCGTGAGGTCATCAACGGCACAGCAGAGTTCGTCATCATCAACTACGACGGTGTAGAAGTTGTCGTGAATGACATCGAGAAAGCAGGGTTTGACCTGATTGTGGTGGATGAGGCGAATGCGTACAAAAACGCCCAGACCAAACGCTGGAAGATCTTGAACGCAATGCTCCGCCCTGATACGTGGTTGTGGATGCTCACCGGCACCCCTGCCGCACAGTCCCCTGCGGATGCGTATGGTCTCGCCAAGCTGGTCAACCCAAACAACGTGCCAAGGTTCTTCACCACCTTCAAGGACATGGTGATGTACAAGGCAGGGCAGTTTCGGTGGGTGCCGAAACCATCGGCTACCCAGACTGTTTACAAGGCACTGCAACCTGCAATCAGGTTTACCAAAGCCGAATGCCTTGATCTCCCAGAGATGACCTACGTCAGCCGACAGGTGGCGCTCACTGCACAGCAGGAGAAGTACTACAAGCTGATGAAGAAGCAGATGATCATCGAGGCCGGAGGCGAAGAGATCACTGCAGTCAACGCGGCTGTCAACCTGAGTAAGCTGCTGCAACTGTCCTGCGGGGCGGTGTACGCAGACACCGGAGAGACCATTGAGTTCGACATCAAAAACCGTTACGCGGTTCTGAAGGAGGTCATAGACGAAACAGACAAAAAAGTTTTGGTGTTCGCACCATTCAAGAATGCAATTGAACTGATCACCAACAAGCTGCGGGCTGATGGGTACGAGACCGAGGTCATCCAAGGGGATGTGCCCGCTGGTAAACGTGCTGAGATCTTCCGCAACTTCCAAGATACCCCATCGCCACGTGTGCTGGTAATCCAGCCACAGTCGGCGTCGCACGGGGTTACGTTGACTGCAGCCGATACGGTTGTCTGGTGGGGACCTACAAGCTCACTGGAGACCTACGAGCAGGCCAACGCCCGCGTGCATAGGGCAGGGCAACGGCACCCGACAACGGTCGTGAGACTGATCGGGTCCAATGCAGAGCGTCATGTGTACCAAATGTTAGACACTAAAAAAGACGTACACACACAAGTAGTTGACTTGTACAAGAGGTTACTTGACTAACCCACAAGTTACCACTACAGTTCACTTCCCACAACAAGGAGCAACGAGATGTCTGATACGGTCGTAGAGGCCGGGGGTGAAGTCCCCCTCGAAAAGATGGTTCGCGTGTACATCAAGATGCGCGGGGCCAAGGACAAGATCACCAAGGAGTACGAGGCCCAGCTTGAGAAGATCGAAGCTGACATGCAGACCATCAAGCAGGCACTGCTCGGGTACTGCAAGGATCACAACGTAGAGAGCGTGCGTACCAAGGAAGGCATGTTCTACCGCAACATCAAGAAGCGGTACTGGACAAACGATTGGGAGGCGATGGGCAAGTTCATCATTGAGAACAACGCCCCAGAGCTTCTGGAGAAACGTCTGCATCAAGGCAACACACAAGCCTTTTTGGAGCAACACCCCGAACTGCTGCCACCGGGGCTGAACGTGGACAGCGAATTCACCATCACTATCAGGAGGGCTTAATGGCCGAAGAAAAGTATCTGACCCTGGAGCAAGTGGCGCAGCATTACCAAGTGTCGCTGTCTACCGTTCGATCTTGGGTTCGCATGGGAGCGATCCCTGCGGACAAGTACATCAAGGTTGGTAAGACCTTCCGGTTCAAGATAAGCGAGGTGGACGCAGCCCTGCGTGCGCTCAACCAAGCAAAGCAATCCAAGCTGATGGACATCCCTGAAGCTACCCCTGACCAAGACATGTAAGGAGAAACACATGAGCGAATTGACCCTTTTCAAAGGCGGCGTACCCGCACACCTGCGTGCCCTTGAGGACGACGAGACCACCAACACTCTTGCCGGTGGCGAACTTGGACAACGCCGGATCAGCATCAAGGGCGGCGTGTTCCGCGAGATGATTGGCTCCAAGGAATACCGCACCTCTGAAGAGCGTGCGATGGGCGTGATCATCATCAAGGCCGCACCGAGCGTTCACCGTCAGTACTTTGAAGGTGCGTATGTGGAGGGACAGAATGCAGCGCCCACGTGCTGGTCGTCCAACTCCCAGACCCCCGATGCCTCAGTGCCGGAAGATCAGCGGCAAGCCCCCAAGTGCATGGACTGCCCCCAGAACATCAAGGGTTCCGGGCAGGGTGAAAGCCGTGCGTGTGGTTACCGCCAACGCATCGCTGTGCTGCTGGAAGGCGAAGTGGAGAAGCGTGAGGTTTACCAAGTGATCCTGCCCCCGACCTCCGTGTTCGGTGACGGTGAGAAGGGTAAGCTGCCGCTGCAGGCATACGCCAAGCACCTGAAGGCGCATCGCACCCCAATTGCTGGGGTGGTCACGGAGATGCGTTTCGATACCGCAAGCCCAACGCCGAAGCTGGTGTTCAAGCCTGTGCGCCCGATCACTGAAGAAGAGTTGGATGTGGTCCGTGCGATGCGGGACTCGGTGGAAGCCGAAGAAGCGGTGAAGCTGACCGTGGCACCGGCAAAGCCCGCCGCTGCGTTGTTTGATACCCCCGTTGCTAAGCCAATTGCTAAGCCAATTGCTAAGCCAATTGCTAAGCCGGCCCCTGTGGTGGTAGAGGAAGTGGAAGAGGAGGCACCCCCTCCGAAGAAGGTTGAGGCCAAGAAGCCGGAGGCGGCTACAAGTAGTTTGGAAAGCCTCGTGGATGGGTGGGACGACGAGTAAGTAGGTGTTCCTGGGGGCGGTGATCCCGCCCCCGTTTCACTGTGTTCGTCCAACTCCACTATCCACGGGTATGCAAACAAAAGACTTTCTCAATGCAGCCCTTGGGGGAGATGGATACATCTGTGTGTTTGGCGCAAACCCAGTAAAGAAGCGCGTCATACAGAAACTGTATCCAACCATAGATGCTGCATGCGCGGCGGCTGACAACCTGAAGGACGAGGGCTTCGATGCCTACTTTGGGGTGGCAACCTACACAACAGACAAATCGCGGAGGGCTGACAATGCCAAGCACCTGAGGTGCTTCTTTCTCGACATCGACTGCGGCCCCCACAAGTCCGCGACAGAAGGATACCCCGGAGGGCAGAAGGACGGAATTGCTGCGCTGCAGCAGTTCTGCAAGACTGTCGGGTTACCAAGACCTACGCTGATCAATTCAGGTCGGGGCGTGCATGTTTACTGGTTCCTGACAGAGCCTGTGGAGCCTGAGCAGTGGGCTCCTGTTGCCGAGAGGTTGAAGGCCCTGTGCGTACAGCACAACCTTGTGGCCGATCCTGCAGTGACTGCGGATATTGCTCGGGTACTTCGCGTTCCCGGCACCCTGAACTTCAAGGATGCCCCGGCAAGGTCGGTTGAAATTATTGGTGAGCTACGTGAGCCACTGACCTTTGAGCAGTTCAAAAGTACTTTAGAGGTACGACAGAAACCGCTCACTAACGCGACATTACTTGCCGACGATGATATTACGTCAGCGCTGCTGGGCAACTACAAGAACGTCTTCAAAACGATCTTGATGAAAACCGCAGGGGGTCGTGGTTGCGCCCAACTGCTGAACATCATTCAGGATCAGGAAAACATCCCCGAGCCATTGTGGCGTGGCGGGCTGTCGATTGCCAAGTTCTGTGTGGATGCGGACAAGGCAGCGCACAAGATCTCCAGCAAGCACCCAGGGTATGACCCCGACGAGACAGCAAAGAAGCTGGATCAGATCAGGGGGCCGTACACCTGCGATACGTTTGACAAGCTGAACCCCGGCGTATGTGCAGAGTGCCCCAACAAGGGCAAGATCAAAAGCCCGATTGTGCTCGGGCGAGAAGTTCAAGAAGCATCAGAAGAAGACAACGTGGTTGAGGACGTTCCTCAAGCCATGCCATCAGCAGGGAAACAAACTTATGTGATCCCGTCCTATCCGGCCCCCTACTTCAGGGGGATCAAGGGCGGGGTGTTTATGCGGAAGAAGGACAAGGATGGAGACACCGTAGAAGTCCCCATCTATCACAACGATCTGTACGTGCTGCGGAGGATGACCGACCCTGAAGCAGGGGAGTCCGTGATCATTCGACTACACCTCCCCAAAGATGGGGTCAGGGAGTTCACTATCCCGCTGGCGTCGATGTTGTCCAAAGACGAGTTCCGCAAGTACATGGCGATGAATGGCGTTGCCGTCATAAACATGGAAGGACTTATGACATACACCACAAAATGGGTGAACAAACTTCAGGCAGAAGTTGAGGCAGACGTTGCAAGGCGTCAGCTTGGATGGGTCATGCCCCACATGGATGCGTTTGTCGTTGGTGGCAAAGAGATCCGTGCTGACCGTATTGAGCCGAACCCTCCGTCAAACACCACCGTGCGGGTGATGGGCGGGTTCCAGTCCAAGGGTTCTTTGGAAGAGTGGGTGCGGGTGATGGGGTTCTATAACCGCCCCGGCATGGAGTTGCACCAGTACGCACTCGGGTTGAGTTTCGGCTCTCCCTTGGTCGCCTTTAGCAGTGACGGCGCGGCGCTCTTTCACATGTGGAGCAAGGACCCCGGCCTTGGTAAGACTGCTGCCTTACGTATCGGCAACAGCATATGGGGGCACCCGGATGACCTGATGTGCCATGAGCGCGACACGTTCAATTCCAAGATGAACCGTGCGGAGGTGTACAAGAACATCTTCCTCACGATGGACGAGTTGTCGAACATCGCACCCAAGGACGCAAGTGATTTCCTGTACCAACTGACCGGCTACAAACAACGCAATCGGCTTAGTGCATCAGGCAATACCGAACGGTATCGGGGGGAACCCTGGCGCATGAATGTTGCCAGCACCGGCAACACCAGCTTGATCTCCCGCGTGACCCTGTTCAAGGCACTGCCGAAAGCAGAGGTGGTTCGGGTTCTGGAGTACCACGTACCCAAGATGGACATTGGGGCCAAGACGGTAACTGATGAGTTCAACCGTGGGTTGGAGATGAACCACGGTGTGGCCTGTGTGCCATACATGCAGTACGTCATGCGCAAGTTGGAGGAATCCAAGGCGCTGTTCCTGTCCGTGCAGGAACGCATTGACAAAGCTGCGGGCCTCTCGCAGCCCCATCGGTTCTGGTCGGCTCAGGCGGCATCGGCCCTTGTGGGGTTGATCATCGCCAAGAAGTTAGGGTTGCATAACTTTGACTTAACCAACCTGTTCAAGTGGGTCGTGGCTGTGATAGAGACCAACAAGGAGGCACTCAAGGCCGAATCTGAAGACGCAGGGAGCACCCTGACTTCGTACCTTGCTGAGAACTACAACAACGTGCTTCGTATCAAGAGCACGGACGATTCTCGTAATCTTGGCAATCAGGATGTGTACATAGTGCCTGACTCTGCACCTCGGATGCAGTTGGTTGCCCGGTACGAGTACGATGTCAAGAAGTTGTACCTGCTGCCAAAACCGTTCAGGGATTGGTGCCTGAAGCTGCAGCTACCCTACCAAGACTTGTTGTTGAGTCTGAAAACAGGGCCGACCAAGGCAATCATCAAGAAGGTTCGCATCGGGAAAGGCACGCGCATGAACCTCCCCCCGACAGATGCGCTGGTGCTTGATTGCACTCACTTCATGGACGAGGACAAGGAGGAAGAACTTGCCGAACTCCGAGCCATTGCAGACCTCAAGGTCGATTCGACGGTTGAACCCTGACGGGCTACCCATCGTTATCGTTTGGGATCAGTTTGTCGTAGGGGCGTCGGTGTTCATACCTGCTGTGAACACCCGCAAACTTATGGTCCAGATGAGATATTTAGCCAAAGAACAGAACATAACCTTACAAGCAGTCGAACGAATTGAGAACGGCAAGTTGGGGGTTAGGTTCTGGCGGGTCGTGTGATACGATCTTTTCCGGGTGGTGCAACGCCACTCGCTCTCGTTTCTCCCTGTTAACCCCGGCCTAGTGCCGGGGTCTTTTTTACTCCGCAGGCTTCCAATCGTCCACGTATCCGAGCAACTCATCCTTGAGTTTCTTGTTCAAGATGATGCCGTGGTACATCTCTTGGGTGGTGCGCTCGTGCTGGGCCATAGAGCGCCGGATGGTCTCCTGCATGTCCCCTAATCCTGGGTGCTTGTCATACAGGTCCTGCAGCTTTGCATAGGACTGGTCATACCCATCGTTGTCACCAACGCGGTCAGCGATAAACATCTGCCTGAGTATCTTGACCCTATCCTGGGTGACCGACTTCTCGATGCCCTTGAGCATGGAGTTCTGCTCTAACTGCCGGGTGTACTCGGCAGGGGTAAACCCTAAGAACTGAGCCGCAACATTCCACGGCCCGATGTCTCCGACGATAGGGTCTCCCCGCAGTGTGTTGGCACCCTCGGTAGCAAACCGAATACTTTTGAATAAGTTTGCTAACGCGACGGGCGCAATTGACTCGATGCCACGTGCCATCTCACCTTCGTTGATCAGCCCCACCCCACGCTGAATTCGACTTGCGATGCCATAGATTGGCCCGCCCATGATCTGCGCCATAGATTCCGCAAGGGAGGTGGACCCCGAAGAGAAGGGGCTTTCACGGAACAACAGATCACTGAGGCC